CTCGTCTGCTCGCTTCCTTGCTCGCAAGAGTGACGTTAGCGCTTGGGTTCTGTACCGCGTTGCCTAAGTAGTAAAAGCCCTGCGCCAGCAATGGCGTGGGGCACTTATCATGCCTATGATCTATCTCAAGCATCCACAGCACGGCTCAAAGATTGCAAGCCTTGACATTGAGGCGCAAGAAGATGAACGTAACGGCTGGGTGCGTTATACTCACGATACGCCTTCTTTGTCTGAAGATGCGGCTCCCGTGAATGAACTGGAAGTTAAGCGTCGGGGACGACCCCCTAAGACACAAACGCAAGGAGCGTAAGAAATGGCATCAGCCGGTGAAATTATCAACTCAGCACTCCGGCTGATTGGGGTAATCGCTGAAGGCGAAACACCCTCGCCTGAGACATCTCAAGACGCGCTTGCTGCCATGAATCAGATGATTGATTCGTGGAACACCGAACGTCTGATGATCTACAACACCCAGGATCAAGTGTTCACTTGGCCTGCGGATGAAATCCAGCGGCACCTTGGCCCAACTGGTGACTTTGTTGGCAATCGTCCCGTCCTGCTGGACGATTCCACCTACTTCCGAGATCCAACGACAAACGTGTCGTTCGGTATCAAAATGATTAACCAGCAGCAATACGACGGCATTGCTGTGAAGACGGTTACATCTACTTATCCACAGGTAATGTGGGTAAACATGGAGTATCCCAATATCCAGATGACGATCTACCCCAAGCCCACCCGGGCCTTGGAGTGGCACTTCATTTCTGTGGATGAGTTGGTTCAACCTGCGACGCTGGCAACGACTTTGTACCTGCCGCCAGGCTATCTTCGTGCGTTCAAGTACAACTTGGCCTGCGAGATTGCACCAGAGTTCGGCGTTGAGCCTTCGCCTACAGTCAACCGTATCGCGATGACTTCCAAGCGAAATCTGAAGCGTGTCAACAATCCTGAAGACCTGATGAGCTTGCCTTATCCGATTGTTGCTACAAGGCAGCGGTTCAATGTGTACGCTGGCAATTACTAAGCAATGAAGACCCCCATCCTCGGCCAAGCATATGTAGCCAGATCCGTTAACGAGGCGGTGAATCGTCTCGTCAACATGTTCCCCGAGATCGTGCCTGACGGGGGCAAGGAACCTGCGTTTTTCATGCGGGCGCCCGGATTGCGTAGGCTTGCAACGATTGGGACTGGGCCAGTCCGCGGCCTATGGGCCTTTGGCGGCTATGCCTATGTTGTCAGTGGACAAACTGTGTATAAGTTATCCACAGATTGGACGTACACGTCAATTGGCACTGTGTCGGGCACTGGGCCTGTCAGCATGTCGGACAACGGCGGCGTTCTTTTTATCGCTTGTAACGGGCCAAGTTACACTTATTTTTCATTGACTGGGGAATTTAACCAGATCACTGACTCAAATTTCCCAGGTGCTTCGGTTGTTGGATACCTTGATGGGTATTTTGTCTTTATTGAACCAAACACCCAACGGGTGAGCGTCGTCTCAAGTTTGCTTCCATCAGGATACATTTATCCACTTGTCTTTGACGCGACAGATTTTGCAAGTACAGAAGGTTCCCCAGATCTATTGGTGTCAATGATTATTGACCACCGAGAGGTCTGGCTATTTGGTTCCAACTCGGTTGAAGTCTGGTACGACGCTGGACTGACTGATTTCCCATTGCAACGCATTCAAGGTGCGTTTAATGAGATAGGCTGTGCCGCTGTTGCATCTGTAGCCAAGTTGGACAACTCGATCTTCTGGCTGGGCTCTGACGCTCGCGGCAATGGCATTGTTTACAAGGCCAACGGCTACACGGGCCAGCGCATTTCTACCCATGCGATTGAGTACGCTATCGCAAGCTATGACACCATCTCTGATGCAGTTGCCTACACATACCAGCAAGAGGGCCATCCTTTCTATGTGTTGACCTTCCCAGCGGCCAATCGGACGTGGGTGTACGACGTATCCACCCAGGCTTGGCATGAACGGGCTGGCTTCTCTGGTGGTGACTTTATAAGGCATAGATCCAACTGCCAGATGAACTTCAACAATGAAGTCATCGTTGGCGATTTTGAAGATGGCCGGATCTACGCCTTTGACTTGGACGTGTATTCGGACGACGGGGCAGTTCAGAAGTGGATTCGTTCGTGGCGGGCGCTTGACACTGGCAAAAACAATCTGAAACGTACTGCGCATCATTCGTTGCAATTGGACTGTGAGGCGGGGGTTGGGCTGAACGGTATTGATCCGTTTGATGAAATTCAGCTATCAACCGAGTCCGGCTTTGAGTTGCTTACAGAAACCAGCGGTGATCTGCTTGCCGATACGCCTACAACAATTGGGGCAGAACCATCAGTGGCATTGCGTTGGTCAGATGACGGCGGACACACTTGGGGCAACTACCATAACCGCAGCATGGGGCGGATTGGTGAGTTCAACAAACGTGTCATCTGGCTGAGGCTGGGCATGACACAGAGGCTGCGTGACCGTGTTTATGAGGTCTCCGGGACAGATCCGGTTAGGATATCTATCATGGGCGCAGAACTTCTTGTGAGTGGCACCAATGCTTGATATCACCAACATTCCACCACCTAGAGTTCCGCTGATTGACGACCGAACTGGGTTAATGTCGCGTGAATGGTATCGGTTTTTCTTGAGCTTGTTTCGCCTGACTGGAAGCGGCTCAAATGATCTTACGCTTAGTGATCTTCAGTTGGCTCCACAAGCACAGGTTGACTTTGGAGATTTAAACGACTCATACGACCAAGCTCAGTTGTCGTACTTGCCTGAACAAATTAACTCTCTACAAAGCGAAATTGACTCGTTAAAGTTGGGCGAAGTCACATATTTGGACTCGTATGCTGACTTCATGCAGTCGGAGGTTGATGCGCTAAAAGTGTCTCAATCAGCTTATCCGAACGCTTGCATTGAGCAGATGCAGTCGGATCTGAACGGATTAAAACTTGCGCCTAAACCATTAGAAGTTCATCCAATCCCGTATGGCGCGTTCTTTGATACGACTACACAGACCGGATCAACGACTACCGCAACGACAATCACATTCAACTCTACTGATATCACCAGTGGGATCTATGTCGGCGCACCAACGTCGCGCATTTATGTGAACGAGGCGGGGGTATACAACTTCCAGTTCAGTCTGCAACTAGAAAACAGCACATCAACGCAAGGGGATGTGAACATCTGGTTCAGAGTCAATGGCGCTGATGTTGCAGGCTCAAACGGGTATGTTTGGGTTCCAGGAAAGCACGCTGGTGGCGATGGTCACATCATCATTGGGTGGAACTTCTTCGTTACGCTTGCTGCTGGCAGTTATGTTGAGCTTGTGTGGCTGCCATCGGCAACTACGATCACAATCAAAAACTATGCTTCTGTTGTTGGCCCGCCTGCAATACCATCAACCTATTCCGCAATCCTGACTGCGTTTAAAGTCAATCTTACAACGGGTTAAAAATGGCCTCACTCACCCCAAGCCCAAAGATGCAATTCTTCACTGCCAGCGGAATCCCGCTGGTTGGGGGAAGGCTGTACACATACGCGGCAGGCACAACCACCCCGCTTGCTACTTACACGGACTCCACCGGCACCTCGGCCAACACCAACCCTGTCATCCTTGACTCGCGCGGGGAAGCAAGCGTTTGGCTGGCAAACAGCCTGTATAAGTTTGAGCTCAGAGACAGCGTTGACGCTTTAATCTGGACTTCTGACAACATTGGCAATGCCAGCTCGTACACAGGGACTGGTGCAGTTGTGTTGTCAAACGGCGCGACAATCACATCCGCCACGATTGCATCGTCAACTCTAAATTCTCCGACGATTAATTCAGCTACGTTGACTTCGGCAACTTTAAACTCAGCAACACTGAACTCCCCCACGTTGGTTTCAACCAATCTTGGTACGCCAACTGCGGGTGTGCTGACAAATGCCACGGGGTTGCCTTTATCGGCTGGGACAACAGGCTCTTTGCCAACTGAAAGACTTGCGAATGCAGGTTCCGAGCTTGGGATGCGCAACCGCGTGATAAACGGGAACATGCAAATTGCGCAACGGGGAACAAGTTTCAGTGGATCTCCGTTGAATGGATACACAGTTGACAGATGGCGGATTGACAGAACAGGCACTGGATCTACAACCGTCACAAGGTCTGCAAACTTTAGCTACGGTGGCAATTATGTTGTGGATGTTTCTGGTTCATATGCACCAGGAGAATTTCAAGACTTTAAGCACCGGATTGAGTTCCTTAATTGCGCTGATCTTGTTGGAAAAACTGTAACGCTTAGCTTTTGGGCATCTGGCAGCACAACAGTCGGAAACCTGACTCATACAGTGTTTTTGAATTATGCAAACACGTCAGACAATTTTGCATCAACCACAAACATTGGCTCAAACTCTATCCCGATAACAACCACAGCCACGCTGTTTACATTTACCTTTACAAATCTTCCAGTAGGCGCGTCCAACGGACTTGAGATTGTTTTTAGATCCGCGCAAAGTGTGGCTACTGGAACCGCTACTTTGAGCATTAGCTCTGTTCAGCTTGAGAAAGGATCTACCGCTACGCCTTTTGAATATGTTGACGTTACAACGCAACAATCAAGATGCCAACGGTATTTCACAACGTCATCTTTTTACCTTGCTAGGTATGTGAATGGCGCTCAGCCTTTTGCAGTGGGAACAATTTTTAATAAGGTAACAAGCAGACTAACATCCCCTACCATTACGCTTTCAAACATTGTGTATTCTTTGTGTTCTGGAGCTTCTGTATCTAACATTACTCAGGATTCTTTTGTAATAAACGCCACAACATCATCCAACGCTGAAGCAACTGTTAGCGCAACGTACAGGGTAGATGCTGAACTTTAAAACAATCTTCCATAGCAAAGGCAACAAAATGCTGAAATCAAAAACGATGTGGTTCTCCGCAGTCTTGGCGATGTTGTCGGTTGCTCAAGGCTTTCTGGTGCAGATTCCAATGTCGCCGGAGGCTCAGGGATTGGTTGGTGCGGTAATTGCTGCGATTGTGGCGTACCTGCGCACCCAGACTGTTTCACCTCTTCGCTAAAAGAAGGAGCATAAATTGACCGTTACCGTAAAAGTCCTGATCCCAGGCAAGATTGCTGAAGCTACGCAAACCACGCAGTACACAGCAACCAACGTCACGACCATCATTGATAAGTTCACCGCCACGAACTACAACACGGCGGCGGCAACAATCTCTGTAAACTTGGTCACGGGTGGCGACACTTCTGGAAATCAGAACTTGATTACCAAGACCAAGACGCTGCAACCTGCCGAGGTGTACACGTTCCCGGAGATCGTTGGGCAGGTGCTCAACCCTAGTGGGTTCATCTCCACCATTGCCGGAACTGCTGCAACGATCAACATTCGGGCTAGTGGTCGGGAAGTTACATGATTGAACACCATTTCAGTTCTGGCGTATACGCTAAAGAGACTCGTATTCCTGCTGGTAGTTGGTTGGTGCAACACGCGCACCTGCACGATCACCTATCCATTCTGGCGAGCGGGTCTGTGGAACTGATGGTGGACGACAAAACTTCTGTACTACATGCCCCTGCCTGCCTGACAATTGAGGCAGGCAAGCATCATGGCGTGAGGTCGTTGACGGACGTGGTTTGGTATTGCATCCATGCCACCGATTGCACCGATGAGCATGAAGTGGATAACGTAATCATTGCATCTCCAGATGCAGAAGTTGTACAAAACATTGCTCAAAAACTGAGCCAAGGGGATTGATATGGCGTGGGTTGCAGCGGGTGGGGCAGTTTTAGGGGGTCTTATCGGCGCAGGTGCATCAAGCGATGCAGCAGCAGCTCAAGCCGCATCAGCGGATCGTGCCGCACAACTCCAAAAGGAGATGTTTGAGAAGCAAATCTCCTTGCAGGAACCATTCCGCCAAGCCGGGCTGACCGCGCAACAGCGTTACCTGAACATGCTTGGCCTGCAAGGTCAGGCGCCAACGGCTCGTTCTGAGGCCGAGATTCGGAATGCTTTGGCTTCTCAGTACATGAGGCCAGGCACTGAAGGCCGATATGAAACCGATTACAGCGGCGGCTACGGCGGCGACGCTGGAGGGCGACAAGTTTTCATCCCCGGTACGCCAGGCGTATCAGACGAAGCCGGACTAAGCGCAGCCGTCCAAGCGGCAATGGCCCAAGATCAAGCAGCGCAGCAAGCCTACCAAGCCGAAAGGCAAGCCCCTGGGTTTGGCAAGTACGCCCGTGACTTTGGCATGGAGGATTTCCAGCAAGACCCGGGTTATGCCTTCCGTATGAGCGAAGGCTTGAAGGCGCTGGATAGGCAAGCAGCAGCCCGAGGGGGGCTTATCTCTGGTGCGGCTCTGAAGGGTGCCCAGCGATTCGGCCAAAATGAGGCTTCTCAAGAATACATGAATGCCTTTAATCGCTACCAGACCAATAGATCCAATCAGCTTCAGCCGATGGAATCATTGATGAGGACAAGTCAAACCTCAGCCAATACGCTTGGCACTGCGGCTGGGAACTATGCACAAGGCGCTGGTGAGGCTTACATGGGCGCAGGCAATGCCCGTGCTTCTGGGTACATTGGCGGCGCCAATGCCTTGACTGGTGCCCTGAATCAAGGCTTGAACATGTATGGGGATCAGCAGTACTTGAATAGGATGAGGCCTAAAGTCGGCAGTTCCGTGTCCTACCTTCCTGATGATCGCGACATTGGGATCGGCGGGTCGTGGACATAATTATATAAAGGTTAATCATGCCAATTGATCCAAGAATCGCAATGGGCTTCCAGCCCACCGTACAGCTTGAATCCCCCCTGAACCGGCTTGCCAAGTTTCAACAGCTTGAGAGCGGGCAACGAGCCAATGAACTTGCCAATATGCAGATGCAGGAGTATCAGCGCGGCTTGAAGGAGCAGGAGGGGCTGAGGAACTATCTGGCTGGCAGCCCTGATCTTGCATCTTCAAAAGGTCAGTCTGAACTCATGCGGTATGGTAAGCCCGGGATTGATTTTGCTGAATCTATGGCTAAAAAAGCCAAAACTGAAGCGGAAACAAAAGCCGCTCAGTTCAAGCATCAGCAAGAAATATATGCACATGGCATTCAAACAATAGGCGCCGCAAAAAACGGTGCTGATGTTATTGCCGCGCTGGATGATGGCGTGAAGCGAGGCTATTTCTCGCAACAACAAGCAGATGCACAGAAGGCTGAACTTGCTGGCCTGCAAACAATGCCTGAGTTCCAACAATGGCAGCAAAAAAAGCTCCAAGGATTAATGTCGGCTGAGAAGCAGTTAGAAATGTCAATGCCTAAGCCAGGGCCCAAGACAGATCTTGCAAAGCTGATTGAAGAACGAAACCGGTTCCAACCCGGAACATCTGAATACAACTTGTACACGCAAGCGATCACCAAGGCGACAACTCACACCCCAAGCACGCAAGTGAATGTTGGCGGAGCCGTGTTGGAGAAAAAAGAGCAACAAGCAAAAGGCGAGTTGAATGTAAAGAGATATGAAGACGTTGCTAATGTTGCAAAAATAGCAGCAAGGACATTGCCCGCTTTAGAAACACAGGAAATGTTGCTCAACAAAGGGTTTGAAACTGGGTTCGGCGCTGGCGCTCAGAAAGCCGGAGCTTCAATATTGTCTGCTTTGGGCGTCAAGGATGCTGAAAAGTTTGCCGCAAATGCAGAATCTTTCAATGCTGCTGCATCCCAAGCTGTTCTTGCAAAGCAAATAGAACAAAAAGGCCCTCAAACTGAAGCAGATGCTTCGCGTATTAGCAGAACTGGCGCCGAACTTGGTAACACAGTTGCAGGCAATAGATTCATTATTTCAGTTGCAAAAGCACAAGCGAAGAAGGACATTCAACAACGCAACTTCTATGATTCTTGGTGGAAGAACAACAAGACATATGAAGGCGTTGAAGACGCTTGGTACGCTGGAGAAGGTGGTAAATCATTGTTTGAACGGCCAGAGCTTAAGAAATACGTAGAGCAGCCAAATACCGGCATTCCATTGCCATCTGCTGGAGGCGCTCGTCCATCTGGTGCGGCACCATCCGGCCCGTTGCCGAAAAGTCCTCAAGGTATTGATCCAGCAATTTGGGCCGTAATGACTCCAGAGGAGCGTGCATTGTGGAAATGACAGTAGAGCAGCGGAAAGCCTTGGCGCTGGCAAGTGCCAGATTGCGGATGCAGCAACAGCAAACCACCCAAGGCCAACCCAGTGAAGACATGCAACGCATGGCCTACATGGAGGCGCAAGCGGGCCTTGGCGAGGGCATGCCACAGCCGGGTATGAGAACAACTCGCGTTGCATCAGAAGCGCCGTTCAAAGCGCTTGCCGGGGCCGCTGATATGTTTCTTGAGGCTCCCCTAAATGTGTACAACCTTGGGAAAGCTGCAGTAGGTTATGGCGCGACCGCTATGGGCCGTCCTGACCTTGCTCCTGAAGTTACCCCGAGCCCAAGCATGGTCTATAAGCTCGGCCAGCGCGCTGGGATAATTTCTCCTGAAGAGACTCAGGCGCAAATGACGCCTGGGCAGCGTTATTTAGATGTTGGGTTACAGGGAGCAACAGGCGCGTTGATGGGTAAAGCTCCAGCCCCGGGTACTTTGGCTAGAACTATGGGGATTGGTGCGGCATCTGCCATTGGTGGGCAAGGCGTTGCTGAAAAGACAGAATCCCCTTTGGCTGGCATGTTGTTTTCAACAATGGCAGCAAAAAACCTGACTACTGGCGCAAACAAGTTAGCGGAACGCCAAATGGCTACTCGTGGTCGTGAACTTGCCTCGCGTAACGAGATGAGCAGAACTTTGGAAGCGGCTCAAAATGAAGGCTATGCCATTCCAAGAGGTTACTACGAAGGAAAGCAAACGCTAAAGGAAAGAGCTGCCGGCGGGATTGAAAAGGAAGTTGGCCTTATCAATCAGGTTAATGCCAATAAAGTTGCTCAGAAAGAGTTGAATCTCCCAGAAAATGCGCCGTTGACCAAAGAAAGTATGCGTGACATTAGGCGTCAAGAATATGACGCAGGATACAAGCCTCTTGAAGACGTCGGCAGAGTTAGAACTGATACGGACTTTAAAAAGTCTATTGAGACTATAAAAAGCAAATATGCGTCTGTTTCTGAATCATTCCCTGCAGCGGCAAGAGATGAAGTAAAAAATTTAATCAACGCTTATGATGTGCGGACATTCAACTCAAAAGATGCCATGCAACACATGAGATCTTTGAGAGAAGACGCTAGCAGCAATTTTGCAAAAGGTGAGAATTCCCTTGCAAAAACACAATTAGCGTTGGCTGATTTGTTAAAGGATGAAATCTTTAAACAGATCAAAAGAGATCAGCGTCCTAATGCTGATGCAATGATTCAGAGGTTTGAAGAAGCTAGGACAAGAATGGCAAAAAGCCATGCTATTGAAAATTCCATTGTTGAAGGAACCGGCTCAATTAATGCAAAAGAGTTGGCAAAACAACTTGATATGGGTCTTACTGGGGGCTTGCAAACAACTGCAAAACTTGCAAATGCTGCCCCGAAAGTTTTCCCTGAAAAAAGCAACATCGGCCCCATGCAACCCCCAAGGCAAGCAGGCATCCCCGGAGGGCAGGCCGCAAACTTTCTTGGTAGAGTTGGCGGTCTGGCAGGATTCGGTGGTTATGCTGGCGGGCCGTATGGAGCTGCAAGTGGGGCGGCCCTTGCTGTCACTCCTGAGATAATTTCTGCTGTGGCAAGGAATAGAGCTATTGCTGCATCTCGAACTGCTCCGTCAAATCTGAACGCGCTTAACATTCCGATGTTGGATCAGAATCTGATGAATCGGCTTATGATTGCTGCGCCAGTAGGCCAACAACCTTTTGAACGTTAACCAGTAAGCGACTCTACCAATGGAATCTCAATTCATCTTCAACATTGCCGTCAGCGTAGCTGGCTTCTTCGGTGGTTGGATCTTGAGCCACATCTACCGGGCCATTGAGCGGCTGGACACTGACATTAGGAACATGCCTGCCCGGTATGTGAGGCGAGATGACTACAGAGATGATATGGGTGAAATAAAGGCGCTGCTGGGCAAGATCAGCGACAAATTGGATCACAAGGTAGATAAACCATAATGCTTACGCTCATCAGCACCATCTGCTCATTCTTGGCTGGCGGCTTGCCAAAGTTCTTGGACTTCCTCCAGGATAGAAACGACAAGCGGCAGGAACTTGAGTTGACTAGGATGCAGATTGAGCGTGAGTTGCAGTTGCGCAAACTGGGCTTTGATGCCGAGGCCAAGTTGGAGGAGATACGAAATGTGCAACTTGAAATGGAAGCCGTCAATCAGCAGATCCAGGCCCGCATCGGCGCCCAAGTTGAGGAAACCAAGTCCATCTACGCACACGATGTGGCCTTGCAAGACGGCACCAGCGCGTGGGTCAGGAATCTACGCGCCAGTGTCAGGCCCGCGATAACCTACGGGTTCTTCCTGCTCTTGGTCTTGATTGACATTGGGCTATTCGTGCAT